ATCCTTACCCAACTGAAGAAGTACGAAGACTTCCCAACAGTTGTGGATGATGTAAAAGAAAAATTAGACATAATGGTTCCTCAAATGATTGATCAAATGAAGCATGTTATGGGTAATTGTGATTACACTCCTCTTTCCGAAGAAGATGCTCTTTCCGGTTTAATGTTGGACCCTCAATCTAAATCCTTAGATATGAGAACTTCCTCCGGAGAACCTTGGACTAGAGTCGGTAAAACTGATGGAAAGAAGAAAGGAGCTTTTCTCACCATAACTCGTGGAGAGTGTGATCAAAAGAGGTATAATTTCAATCTCAATACAGAACACGGACGTGTTCTAGTGGAAGCAATCAACCGAAAAGAGAAACTTGCAAAACAAAGAGTACGAACACTCTCGCTATGGAAAAACTGTCTCAAAGACGAAACTAGAGATAAAGATAAAGTAGCAATAGGCAAGACTAGACTATTTGTAACAGCTCCTTTTGAGTCTGTTTTTCTGATGAGAAAATATCTAGAACCTTTCAAAAATCAGTGGCAAAAATGCAGGATTAAATTACCTCACGCAGTAGGTATTGATCCTTGCTCAGCTGAATGGTCTCAGCTAGTCTATGCTTTACAAGCTAGTGGACTAGAAATGAATGATGCTGACTTCGGTCAGTTTGACGGCAGATTACGCGCCGATTTCATGAGAGCCGCTGGAAAGGTTGTTCTAGGAGTGATCGATCCTGAAGATGACGAAGTAAGAGCAGTTATTGAAACTCTCTGGGAAGAAATGGTGGAAACATTCCATCTAACGTACAATATGGTTCATTTGACTAGACATGGAAATCCTTCTGGAAATCCTTACACAACTGTGATTAACTGTCTCGTGAACTTCATGTATCATTGGTTCTGTTTTATGCGTATTACAGAAACATCTTCCTTAAGAATTTTTCAGAATGAAGTTTCCATATTTGTGTTTGGAGATGATGTGATCTTTTCAAAATCCCCTCTTTCGAAATTTACTTTCAATGCAGTGGCTCCCATCATGTATGAATTAGGTCAAGAATATACCAATATTGAAAAAGATGGTACTACTAGCGACATGAAACCACTAGATCAAATAAAATTTCTACAGCGTTCGTTTGTAAAACTAACCGGAGGCGTGTATCTTGCTCCACTGAAGACTGAATCTATTGAACAACAGTTTAACTATACAAACATTCAGTCTGATGATAAGCTAACCATTATGGTCCAATTAGACGAAGCTCTCTTAGAAGCAGCTACTCACAATCGTGAATACTATACAACTTTCACCTCGGCCATAAAACAGGCAGTAAAACGCTCACCATACCTTCGTAATTATGTGGAGAATCCTTTCTTCTTTTATCACGAAGATCGAGCACGCCTTCTTAAGCGACTCGGACTGGTATCACAGCCTGTTTTGACTAGTGATTAAATAAAATATGTCTCGTACTTACGTAGAAATATCTTCAGGCACTTTGTGCGAAATCGAAAAGGAATTTAATTTCCCTACCTATACAGACGGAGATTCTCTGTTTGTTGACTCGGAACTTCTTAAGACTAATGAACTCGGACAACTCGTATTTCTCCCTCCTTTCCACAAGGAATGTAAATATCGCCATTATGACGGTACTCCATGCCCTTTAGAAGAGGAAATCTTACCTCCTTATGAAATTGAACCAATGCCAACTTGCAAAGATATGAATCTGGCTTCCTTAGATAAATTTCTAGTTAGATTAAATGAATCCCCATATTATATTGCTCACCTTAAAGGTGAATATTATACTCGTGATTGTTATATTATAACCCCTGCTGAAATTCATTATGCGGATAGATCTTCATTTTCTAGATATGTTTTATCCGAAGGAAATTATGTAATTCGTTTTGATTCTCCTTTTGGTACAATTACTAGTATTGAAACTCCTGTTGAAATTAAAGAAAAACCATATCATGGCGTTAATTTATGTAGTAATTATAAAGTATTTCCCAATGAATATCGTAAAGTCATGGATTTATTCAAAGGAATTGATTTAAAACCTTTTGAAGATAATAGTCAATTAACTATTCTAAATTATTCTCCCTATATTCATATCGTGTTTTATGATTTTGTTAATAATGTTAAAACTAGCGTAACTTCTAAAAATAAAATTTCAAGTAAATCAATTGTTGAAAATTCTGTTCCCTCTACCCAAGAAATTGAAAATCCTATCCATGATTATGCTATGCGTA